TCATGTCTACCTGGTATTGCATTAGGTTCTTGTCTGTAGGAAGTGGAGACACAAAAAAACCCCTTCGAAGAGGGGCGTGTAAGTAATTCGTATTCTAGCCACATCTGGCCCGTTTGCGGTAACGGCCAAACTTGTCCTGCATAATTGTATGTTGCTACATTAAAAGGATCTTCACACGCCGCCAGTATGCTTAATCTGTTTTGTGTGTGTACTTCTTCAAATCCTTTATTCAAAAAAAATGACCTTAAAAGGCCAACTGTCTTCGTAAATTTACTCGGGTTTATTAATTGCGTCATTTCTTTTTCCTTTTTGAGTTATACGTCAAAAAAAATTTAAGTCAAAAAAAAACTTGACTGTGTTTCTTCTGTCTAGGTATTTATCATCTAGGCGAAAAAACGTGGCGGGAGTGAAGGGACTCGAACCCTCGGCCTTCCGCGTGACAGGCGGACGCTCTAACCAACTGAGCTACACCCCCACTATTTTAGTGGTAGTCCCTAGGAGAATCGAACTCCTCTTTGCGGTATGAAAAACCGCTGTCCTAACCGATAGACGAAGGGACCACTTTAAGTGGTGGAGCACGAGGGAATCGAACCCACGACCTCCTGAATGCAAATCAGGCGCTCTCCCAACTGAGCTAGTGCCCCATAGTTTAATTAGTTATCCACAGCCTGATATACAGACTATAAGCAAACTTGGATCTATTGCATTTATAACGGCTCCTACCACTATAACGCCCAACCAAATTTCTATAGGTGTCATGTCACACACTCCATACTAATTGAACTTACTAGAACTATTATAGCAGAGTTGCTATGGCTTGTCAACCTAATAATGGATTTGATGGATTAACTTCTAAATACTTACCCCATTCGGCGTAATAATGACGCATACCAACTTCATCGTGTATAGTATGATTCTCGTGTCTACCATGTAAAATGTTTCTACGTTCAGTACCTGGAGCCATTGATGCACCTTGTCCTGTAACGCCTAACAAGTCTTCGTGTAAGTTTCTACCAAAAGGTCCCCAAATAGTATTATGGTGTCTAATACGAGTTTGTCTTTCTTCTGGTGTATCTTTCTTTAGTCCGTATCCTCTAAATTCAATTAGTACACTATTAGGTCCTAAAGGAGTTACACTATCTGAACGATATGCACTACCACGTAGGTTAAAGTTAAAGCCAGGAAATAAGTCAACCATATACCATTGATTGGGCGGTAAGTTAGGAAAACTTAATTCTCCTCTATCACCTTCCTTATCAAACTCTGTATAGTTGACAGTAAAAGAACTAACATTAACGTGGCCGTTATCGAACGCAATATTCTTACGAGCAAAGTATTCATCATTAAATCCTGTTACACGATTGAAGTAGTGCATAAAGTCATGATAAAATTCACTGTTAGTATCGTGCCATAGTTTATAGTTAGTAGGAATGATTGCTTTATGATAATGGAATACTTCTAATTCCTCTGTATCAATAGCATCAGCTATACAATCAAATGCACCTGCTGTCCATTGTTCTACAGTTTGATCAGGTTCAGGGTTTAATGTTACCCATATCATACCTCCGTGCTTTACTTCCAAATGCAACTGTGGTTCAACAGTTACAATAGGTGCTCCTAATGTTCCTGCTGGTGTTTGATTACCATAGTTACGATATGCTTTAAATCCTTTGCCTGTATTATATACAAGAACATTAACACCTGCTATCTGTGTTGTTCTAAAGTCTAACTCATTTGGTAGTTCACTTTTATGACACATAGGTATCCAAACCTTACTAAAGATTTGTTCTTGTTCTTTATCGTGTATGTCTTGATTGTTATAGCACTCGCTACTAATATATTCTACTTTTGGTTCTGCTAACCAATTTCTATGATTGCGTGGTGGCATTTTACTTACTCCTTCTCACCTAGCTAGATATTTATTTGTAGTATTCTAAAAGTATTATAGGCTTTGTCTATGTAGAAATAGACGCAACGTTTCTGTTGCTAGGTACGTTGCCAACCCCGAGTGATTATGCCGCTAGGGCAAAATCCTCATTTACCGCAGTTACTGGCGCAGAAAAATCTACGAAAGTAACGTTGGTTAGTGCATTATCGTTTGCATCTATAACGTTTGTTCGCGTTAACGGAGCTTACATCCCGGTAATCTCGTTCAACCTTAACAAGCCAGTCGATCCTATTTCTACCCCGTAGGGGGTGTATTGAAATGGTGGAGTAGCCGGGTATCGCACCCGGGTCCTGCTCTTGTGACATACGTTGCTGTCATCAATTACAGTAATATTTAGCCTTAATATGCTACTATTATAGGAAAAGAGATAACTAATGTCAAAGGAAAAACAATGCCAAAAAATAGAATATTCAAATTCACAGATGGTGAAGAAATAAAAGAAGTAACTGCTATGGGTTGGAAGAAGGCTGTAAAGTCATTCCAAGGCGGTGCAAAGGTTACATCAACAGTTGTATCCTGGGTCGGCAAAAAAGGTAAAGAGTTAACTAAAACAATTAAGTTACCAATAGGCAGATCTAAAAAAATAGGAAAGTAATATGGCTGGGCATAAAGTAAGAGGGCCAAAGTCCGTTCATTACAAAAGAGAAGCTAAACGTGATGGCGAGATGATTGAAGTTAAACCCGTTAGATATTATGGACCTGGATCAAATGGTCGTATGTGCGGAGCATTCGCAGATACTGGCGAAATGATTATGGGCTCAGACGGAACTCCAAAGCCTTTTAAATCGATTTAAAATTTATCTATTGAAGTTATCAGGGCGGACAAGATTTCCTGCTATCATTCTTCCCCTGTTATCAACAAGTTCAAACTCTAATAGCATCTTGTTCGAGATGTTTGTGATCTGTGCACCTTCAAAAGCAGATATATGTACGAACACGTCTTGTCCGCCATCATCTGGAGTTATAAACCCGTAACCCTTTTTAGCGTCAAACCACTTCAGTTTTCCAACTATTCTCTCACTCATGTTTGTGTCTATTATCCTTAGATTGTTTAGTAGATTTTGTAATACTTCCTACTAGAGTATTTATTAATTTGTTGATGTAATTAAGTGATATTTTTATTGTGTGCCTGGGTGCCTATCACAAGTATAGGACTAACCCCAAACGAGGAAGTCCTATATTGCAAACCAAAAATCTTATAAAGAGTTTTTCTTTTCTTGGATTTCTTTTCTACGTTCCTTAGAAAGTTTACCTAAGTTACCTAAAGCCTTACGAGCTCTTGCCGCCGCGGCTTTTACATTTTTAGTATCGAATGATTCTGACTCTTTTACGTAGCTTTCCATTTCAGAAAGTATTTGTTCATGAATAGTTGACATAATTATTCTCCTTGTTCTTAATTAATTATTTTATTTTATGTTATTTACGTTAAATTGTGGCTTGTAGGTGCCGTAATTGGCGAAATACTAGTCGCCAACGAATACATTTGGTGATCCACCTGCTGTATCTGGACCACAATGTGGGGGAATTGGACAAAGTGCGTCTGGACTTGCACCATCTGGAGAGTGATTTACTACTGCAATACCTCCAGCAAAGACTTTATTGGATCCAGCACTTAAAGATCCTCCACCATGTGAATTTGGATCTCCATCTACACTTACTAATAAGTTATTTGCGAAAACTGTACTTTGTCCTGCAACATTTGTACTTGCTCCACAAACTCGAGGGTCTGTATCTCTATGAATTGGTATTGTCATGTAAGTATTTATTTACGAACTAGATCTGCCATACCAGCGGGTGCTTGTACAATATTACTTGTCTGCTTGGTATATGCGTCTGCAAATTCTGAACGTGTCTTGTGTACTAAAGTAATCGCTTGATGTTTAATAACATATGATTTACCCATATCGGCAGTAAACAAAAACTGTTGTAAGCCAATCCCTTTTTCACTAGCAACTAGTGTAAGTGGTTTGTTTACTTTAATAGTCTTGTCGTCATCTGCTTCAAACTTACCTACAAGTTCTTCACCTGATGTAAGTTTAATTGTAATAACATCTCCTACTTTGTATGCTGGTTCAATTAACATAATTTCTCCTAGTGGTTGTGGTTCATTCCTGTATTTTCCATAACCTCAACTAATTGTTCATACCCTCCTACATACTTACCGTGTAGTATAATCTGCGGAGCAGTTCTTGGCATAGGTAAGTTATTCAGTTCAAACTCTTTTATTAAAGTTTCAACTTGGATATCCTTTCCAATTACACTTTCAGTATAAGGAATCTTCTTGTTATCTAATAACATCTTTGCTTTTACACAAGAAGGACAATTAGGTTTAGAATATACAACGGTAGTACTAGGTGTAGCTTGTTTAGTTTCCATTATAGTTTAAATCCTTTTAGTGAGTCAGTACTGACATCTTGTTTAATACCACCAACAATATAACTTTCAACTTCTGTTTCTTGTGGTGCTACCTGTAATCCTGAAGAACTCAACCAATGCTGTGTCCATGGTAGAGGATTCTGTGTTGATGGTGTATCAAATATAGGTTTGTATCCTAATGCTTTAAGTCTTCTGTTAGCAATATATTCTACATAGTTTCCTAATAGTTTTTCATTAAGACCAATAATAGATCCATCTTTCATTAAATGATGTGCCCAAGCCTTTTCTTCGTCAACGCAGGTCTTCCACATTTCATAAACTTCAGCTTCACACTCTTTTGCAATAGAGGCCATTTCTTTATCGTCTTCACCACGCATCCAGTTCTTAATTATGTGTGAACTTAATGCAAGGTGTTGACTTTCATCTCTAGCTATTAAACTAACAATCTTTGCAGAACCTTCCATAAGTTTTAGTTCACCAAATGCAAAGGTACAAGCAAAAGAAACATAAAAACGTAATCCTTCTAAGATGTTTACGTTCATCATCGCTAAGAACAACTTCTTCTTAACATCTCTCATTGTGCCTTTCTTTAAGTGTATAAACTTATCCGCGGCTTCTGTGAACGCATCATAGTTTTTAGTAACACTAATTGCACGTTCAATAATTTTATCATCTTCTAATATAGTATCTAATACTTCACTAGGGTCAGCATATACGTTCTTCATAATGTGTGTATAAGAACGACTGTGTATAGTTTCAAAGAAATCCCAAGTAACAATACAACCTTCTAGTTCAGGTATACTTACGTGTGGTAAGAAAGCTAAACATGGTCCTCTACCTTGTACACTATCTAATAGTGTTTGGTATTTTAGATTTGCCGTGAAGATATGTTTTTGCTCAGGACGAAAATTTGCATAATCGCTTCTATCCTTTTGTAATGAAACCTCTTCAGGTCTCCAAAAGTAACCTAGCATTGTTTGATTTAATTTATCAAATACTGGAAATTTGAATACATCATACCTTTGTGTATTCTGATCGGGTCCAAAGAACATGGTGCTCTTTGTAAAGTCTACTTTTTCTCTGTTAAATACTGTTTTTGCCACTTATTGATCCTTCCTATATAGCACAACTGTCACATACTTCTTCTTCATCTTCTAGTGGTTTACCATCTGGAAGTCCAACTTGTGGTTCAAAAGAATTTGTAGTCTCCGTTTTAATTTCCTCTTCACTTGGATCAGACTTGAAATCGTAAGTGTTTTGATAGTAAGATGTTTTCCAACCATACTTGTAAGTTGTTAACATATCTTGTAACATAACACTCATTGGAACTTCATTGTTCTCAAAGTGAGTTGGGTTATATGACCAATTACCACTAATGGCTTGATCAAAGAACTTCTGCATTACTGCTACGATATTTATGTAGCCTTCGTTACTAGGCATATCCCATAACAAAGTGTAATTATTTTTTAATGTAGTATACTGCGGAACAATCTGCTTAAGAGGCCCTTTTTTACTCTTTTTAACGGACAAGAATCCTCTAGGTGGTTCGATTCCGTTTGTGGCGTTCGACACAATGGAACTGCTCTCCGAAGGCATTTGTGCGGACAATGTGCTGTGCCGTAGACCATGGGCTGATATGTCCTTGCGAAGAGAATCCCAATCATATTTTAATGTTATTGAACATACTTCGTCCAACTCCTTTTTATATGTGTCAATCGGCATAATGCCATCACTATATTTAGTGCGATCAAAGTACTCACATTTTCCTTTTTCTTTTGCTAACTCGTTACTTGCTACTAACAAATAATATTGAAATGCTTCAGATAGTTCGTGTACTTTAGTAAGTGCTTTCTTATCTGAATACTTACAACCTTGTTTTGCTAGATAATGTGCAAGTCCAATGTATCCTACTCCTAGTGAACGTCTAGCTTTAGTGCTAACCTCTGCGGCTTTCACTGGATACTTCTGATAATCAATAACTTCGTCTAAAGCTCTTACTGCCAAACCACATAAGTCTTGTAACTCATCTAAGTCTTTTAGTGTTCCAACATTAATAGCAGAAAGAATACATAATGCAATTTCTCCTTCTGGGTCATCAATGTGTTGTAAAGGTTTAGTAGGAAGTGTAATCTCTTGACATAAGTTACTCATATATACTGTGTCTTTAAATGAACTGTGTGTATTAGAATGATCAACGTTCATTAAATAGATACGTCCTGTTTCAGCTCTCTCCTTGATTAGAGCAGAAAACAATTCCATTGCTTTAATCTTACGTTTCCTCAAAGAAGTTTTACGTTCATATTTTACATATAATTCTTCAAACAACTTTTGGTCGGCATAGAAAGCCTCATATAAATCTGGTACATCGTGTGGTGAGAAAAGAGTTATGTCGGCGTCTTGTAAGAGCCTTTCGTACATTAATTTATTCAGTTGAATTGAATAATCTAATCTACGTACTCTGTTATCCTCTGTACCTTTATTATTTTTTAGTACAAGGATATCATCTATTTCATAATGCCATAAAGGGAAGTGAGTAGTTGCGTTACCACCACGTACTCCATTCTGCGTACAACATCTTACAGTTGACTCGAATTTTTTTAGAAACGGAATCAAGCCAGTGTGTGCTACCTCACCACCTCGTATCTTAGAATTGATAGCTCTAATACGTCCTGCATTAATTCCTATCCCTGCTCTTTGTGCCGTGTATCTACCAATGGCCATATCACTCGAAAAAATAGAATCAAGGGTGTCATCAGTATCAACAAGAACACATGAAGCAAACTGTCTAAGAGGAGTACGTACACCGGCCATGATTGGCGTCGGGATATTGATTTTAAAAAGTGAGGTCGCATCATAATATCTCCTTACATATTGCATACGTGTTTCTTTAGGATAGTCAGCAAATAATGTCGCCGCTATCATCATATACATAACTTGTGGTGATTCGTATATTTCTCCTGTACTTCTGTCTTGTACAAGGTACTTGTCAACAATTTGTCTTAGCCCTGCATAGGTAAAGTTTTCATCTCTATTATGTTTGATGTATTTGTTGAGTTGTTTTAATTCTGTTTCAGTATATTTTTCTTTAATAGACTCGTCGTAGACTCCGCCTTTTATATTTCTATCTATAATTTTAAGTAATGAAATCGGATTGTACTGACCAAACGTTTCTTTATAGATAGGGTAAAGTAATAATCTTGCCGCGGCGTATTGATAGTTGGGATTTTCCAACGTAATCAGATCGTTAGCAGACTTAATAAGTATCTCTTGTATTTCTTCTGTAGACATTCCATCATAAAATTGAATATTAGCCGTCATTTCAATTTGTTAGGCACTTGTTCCTGTTAGCCCTTCGGTGGCTTCTTCAACAACAAAATGAATTTTATTAATGTCTAGGGGTTCTACTGAACCATCGCGTTTTTTGATTTGTATACCAACGCCATTTGACATTCTACGTGCTCCTAGTTAAAATTTAATTCCTAATTGATAATGTATTTATTGTAGCCAGGGCATCTTATAAATGCGTTGTGAAACAAAGTTTGTGGGTAATTCAGTCTTTTGAACAACCTCATTGTAGTTGTAGCACAAAATATTATTTTCGATACAAACA